CAAGTTCCCCTTCCAAAACGGTTGGGTGGAGGTCAAGGCATCGTCATGGCCGGAAGCACACGCAAAGTTCCGGGCGCTTTACCCGGACCGCCACCCCCACACGATCAACTGTTCTTTCTTCTACGAGGAAGATCGGTGGCAGGAAATGGATCCTGAAAACAACTGGCCCGGGTATCGGTGCCACGGAATTATCCAGTAACGGAGGTTGACTATGAGCAACAATCGGACACAAGAAGAATTGCAGTTTGAGCAAGACGAGCTGGAAGCCAAAGCCGCCCTCGAAAGGTTTGGTAAGGTACAGACGCCCAGGATCACCTGCCCCCGGTGTGGCAAACCAACGATGAAAGAACCTCTCCACACAAACGCACTAAGCCGGTATGCCGATGTCTATGTGTGCGATATGTGCGGTACCGCCGAGGCCTTGATCGCTTTCGCCGGCGAACCGCCGAAACTGAGGAACTGGGCGATACTCGAAACAGTTAGGGAGCTGTTCACCGAGTAAACCACTCTGCAAGCCCCTCAGCGCCGTTGCAACGGCGCTGAAAGAAAGTGGACGAGTTAACACCTATCCCTCCCTTAAGATGGCGCACAGCGCCCCACAGACGCAAAAAAGCCCCCACCGAAATTAGATCGGTGGGGGCTTAATACTGTGCGGCGGCTCACTGCCGCCTATTTATTTCTTTAAGTCTTTGAGTTTCCTTAATTCTTTGAGTTTCTCCAGCGCTTCGCAAAGTTTGTCAAATCCGAGCATGGCTGCATATGCCACCATAAAGCCAACGACGATAGCAGCGGCAAGGTAGTACCATACAAACGGGATCCCGGCAATGGCGATAAAGGCGAAGAATGCCACCAATGTCAGCACAAGCGCCACGATCACCGCAAGGAAGTTCGTGGGCATCTTATCCCAAATCAGCTTTTTCAGCACCTCAACAATGATGTTGGTCAGCACGACCAACACGCCGACGATCACCAGCAGCAGCGGGATCAATCCAACAATTTTATCCATGTGATTTCCTCCTAATCTTTAAGCACCACTTCCGCCATACGGATAGCAGTGTCGATACCGTGTTTTTCTGCGATTTTATCTACATACATTTGGGCGTACTTGTGGCGGTTTTCGTTCTTTGCCTTCCACAGATAAAGGGCGTTCACAGCTGCGACCTCTCCCCACACATAAGGCAGTGCCAGGGTTACTCCCTCGGGAGAATACCCCTCGATCGGCAACACAATCGCAAGCAGGGTGAGTATCAAGGCAACCGCCCATGAGAGGACGGTTATCCTTTTTGAAAACTCCATCTTGGACGGCGTGGTGGTCCTTCTGCGTATAGCCATAGGATCACACTTTCGTGAAGCTGCCGGCGTCAACCCAGCCATAGACCGTTGCGCCAGAGCCGGACTCCCTCACCAAATGGTAGGGGTGCTTACTCTTGCCCAGCTGATAGATCTGGGTGATCTTCGCCCTACCGCCCTTGCAGGACTTGGGAGAGGTGCTGTTGGCGCTGGTGTAATGCGTATTGCCGTTGTAATTGACAATATCGCCCACCTTGGGCGTCCATGCAGGATCTGCGTCCTGCGCACCTTGCCCGGCGCTTGCACCCTTAATGTCTGCAGTGTCAACCCAACCGTAAACATTGGATCCACCGCCACTCACAGCGATCAGGTGATAGGGATGCTTGCTTTTCCCGGGCTGATAGATCTGCGTGATCTTTGCCTTACCGGGCTTGCAAGCCGGACCTGTGGTAGCATTGGCAGAGGCATAGTGCTTGGATCCCGTAAACTCCACGATGTCGCCAACCTTCAGCTCGGCGGCAGGAGTTACAGGAGCAACCGGCTTTGCGGGAGTGGCATACTTGTCGTAATACCCCTGGCCGTAACTCGCACGCTTCGCCTTTGCCGCCTCACTTTGATCGGCAGGCTTTTCAAACTGACACATAAAGGCGTCGGATGCCTGCTTGACAGAGGTGGCGGTTTTCAAGATATGCAACAGTCCAGAATAGCCGGACAGTTCCTTTTTCATGAAATCCATCTGCGTGATCCAGTCGCCAACAGATTTGCCGGCAGCCTTCACGAAATCAAGCAGAGCCTGCTTGCGGCTCCAGTATGTCCACTGGCAAAGACCGTAACCCTGACTATCCCGGACGAAGTTGGTATAGGTGCCGTTATCGACAGCGGCAGTATATTCCTCGTCGGTCATATCCAGTTTGGTGTTGCCGGTGTTCTGCAGGTTGTTGGACTTCAGACCGCACTCAGCAAAGAGGTTGCCCATTGTGCCAGCGGCGCCGTAGTCATTCATGCCCATTGCTTTGCAGCAATCCCACAGCGCCTTTTCATCAGCAGCGGTGCTGGGTTTGCCGATAATAACAACGGGCGGTTTTGTGGCTTCCTCCGGATCGAACCGGGGATGTCCGTAGCCTACAATGTAGGAACTGGACAGGCTGTAAGAACAGCGCTTGACCTGGTTGGAGGCGTTGCCCTCGATGGTGTAAACCTTTCCGTTTTCCACCTTCTCGACAATGCCGGTATGTTCCTCGTCGTCAGTTTTGCCGAAGAAGATCTGATCGCCGGGCTTGGGGTTCGTATCGAAGCGGCCCGCACGACGGTAGCAGTCGGAGGACCATTCACAGCCAGCGCCGTAAAGACCGGTCTGGCATTCCAGGTACTCGCCCTTTTCCTTGCTACCGGTCAGCTGAAGGAAGCACCAGTCGACGAACATATCACACCATGCGTAGCCGTTCTTATTCGCTTGGTAATAACCAGCGGCGTGAAGATCCCGTGCATACTTGGTGTAGTTGTTGTCGCCGGCATTGGCGGTTTTGTTATCAAGCTGGGCGTTGGTTTCCTTTTCCTTGTAGCCGATCTCGGCAATAGCAATCGCCAACAGCTTACTTGCAGTGTAATTCATACACAGTTCCTCCTGTATAAAAATAAGCCCACGGAATATCCGTGAGCTTTCTTATGGTTGCGCTTAAAGGAAATCGTGATCCTTCAAGCAGTGACAGTAGACTTCCTCAATGCGTTTTACCGCCATGACGGTCATATCATTTTGGAAGTCGGGGTGTGCTTTGCAATAAGCCTTGTAGAAAGTAATGTCAGACAGGACATCATCGAAAAACTCCTTACTGTGGCGGACGCCGTTATAAACTTCGTCGCTACACCTCAGTATGCGCTTCCTTGCCGCTTTCGCTTTGTCCTCTTGCTGATCGTCTTTCATTTCTCCTATATCCGACTTCACGGAGCCAAGGTCTGATTTCACCTCTGTAACCTCCGATTTGACATCGGAGATCTCTTTGGTAACATCCTTTTTCATGGATGAAATTTCGGTACGAATACCGGAAAAGAACAGATTGCCAAGCCAGTTAAACAGCTTCGTCCACGGGTTGATCTTGATCTTGGACACCTCGACGAAGGAGAGCACCAAAATCACGATCCACCCAAAATTGTCTCCGACAATATCCAGGATCTCATGTAGTGTCACTTCTTCACCTCCTTCGTACAGCACCAAATCAAGGTGTGCTGTCATAACCGAACATAAAAAGGACCGGTCTCCCGGGTTGGGAGATCAGTCCTTTTCTTCCATTGATTTTCGTACCAACACATAATCCTCCAGCACCTTTTCCCGGAGGGCATCGCAGTTGCAATGCTTCATCAGACCGAGGTAGCTAAGAATTACGCTGTTGCAATATTCGAGGGGCAGACGCCCTGCGGCGTATCCCTCACGCACAAAATCCAAATGCCGCTTCATTTGCAGAGAAGTCGATTTGCGCAGTTCGATCTTCTCCGGCCACACACGGCGACCTACGAACTCGACACCTTCACCGACAGGAATAACAGCTGTCTTTTGGTTCAGCTGCAACCCCATGTGATCTTGCAGGTATTCATCGGTTGCGCCGATGATATCCCACACCTGCTGTTTTGATTCCGCAATGATTTCCATATCGTCCATGTAGCGGATATAGTACGGTGCCCGTAGTTCTCGTTTAACATAGTGATCTACCGGCGTCATAACCACATTCGCTGTCATTTGGGATATGAGAGAGCCAACCTGCATACCGATCCCGGCTACTCTTTCGGCTGTGGAAACATCGGTGCAGTGAAGTGGTAAGCCAAAGGCTCTGCCGTCACAGCGGATCGCTGTTTCCAAAAACCACATCATGTCCGGATCGTTAAGCGGTCTGCCCAGTTCACGCAGCTGCACTTCTACCGGGATCCGGAAGAAGAACTTAGCCACGTCCATTTTGCCGACATACCATTGCGTAGGCTTCCTCTGCGTTTGCCGCATCCAGTCCTGAAGCTTCAAAACCGCCTTGAGCGTACCCCGGTTTGGAACACTGCCGTAGCTGTGTTCGTAAAAGGACCGGGCGTAGATCGGCCAAAGAGTTTTGTAAGCGGCGCAGTTCACAACTCTGTCCGAAAATGGCAGCGAGTGAATTATGCGCAGCTTTGGAAAATACTCGTAGAACTGATGAAGCTGACCCGGGGTGTACTCCTTCCACAATAGCCGGTTAAGGTCATTGATCAACCTTTCTTCGAGGTTGGCGGAATATCCGAGCACACAATCTTGGTACCGCTTGTTGCGGCGTGCAAGAAGGTAACCGTCATACAAATTGTCAAAAGTCGCAAACCTCTCGAAAACATGAGAGTGCTTTTCCATTTCGCCATCTCCCCGAAGGCTGTACCTTACAGGCGCCGTATCCATTACAGATCGGAACGCCGGCATATACAGCTAATATTTTTCAGCCGGAATATCCAACTGAGGAAACAGATCCCTTTATTTCCCTCTGCACTGAAAGCAGGCCCGCAAGCCTGCAATATCTGGCTTGGAGGTAAAGCGGAGCGAAAACCGATGTTCGTGTTGGAGTTCGAGCGAGCGTTGTTGCCGTTCAGGTAGAACACGCCGGCGTTGGAAGAGTTGTTCCAGTTGCCACCGCAGTAGAAGGATCGCATCGATCTGTACCCTATATCAAGTGGATTTTTGACCATTGACGGTCTTGATCCATCCACCTAACATCTTCCCGATCTCGACCACCTTCCCGGACCATATCTCGTATTTCTTCATTGGAAGAAAGCCGAGCTGGTGGGAAAGCCGCAGGTAGGCACGGAGTTTCATAACCTCCACGTCCATATCCTGCAGGGTGGTCTTTTTGTAATATTTCTTCTGTGCCTCAATGCACCTTTCAAGCAGTATGTCCATACTGTGCTTGATGTCAGTAACGAGGGCAAATTTTTCGGACTTTGGGTACTGAGCGAGGGCTTGGTATCCGTATTCCATCATATCGAAGATCTTTTGGAGGATCTTCAAATCCTCAGACACGATATGCACCTCCTGCACCCCGAAGAAATATGCGAACATTTTACTCCGGGGCGCAGGATTATTGGGGGATTTGGGAGAAAATAACGAAATGCGTTATTTTGAAAATTTGCGCGGCCGTGCTATCGCACGGCATAGCTCTGCTGTCGCAGAGCAAACAGGTAACAGTTAATCAGTAGGCAGTTTGACAAAAGCGGAGCGAAAACCGACGTCCGTGCTGGAGAGCGAGCGAGCGCTGCCGCCGCTCAGGAAGAACACGCCGGCGCCGGAAGAGTAGTCCCAGACGCCACCGCAGCAGAAGGATCGCTCGGATGCTCCGTTGTTGATATACATATAGTCGTCCTCATATCCAGTACCATAAGGCAACAGAGCCAAGGCATGAAGGATTTTCTTTGCTGCATCGCTCACAGTGTCGTCGCAGGTAACACTGTTGAAAGCACAAGACTTGTAATCATTTACCTGGTTTGTGATAGTGGTGGAGTACACAATCTTGCTGGAAACAACATCGATCTTGACAGAATTGGCTGTAGTTCCGCTGCCATCCGGTGTGATGTACTCACCGGTTGTTGCGTCGATTGCCTTCCACTCAGCACTCGTCGCACTTTGGGAATGAGCGCTGTCAGCTGCGTTGTTGTTTGCAAGCACTTGAACCTCGCCGTAAACAGTACGCAGACCGCCAACCCACTCGTAAACATTGCCGTTCAGATCCCAAATGCCGGACGGTGTTCCATCGTGGCTCCAAGACAGCGGCCCCGTACCTGTTGCTACACGGTTGGTCTTTCCGTCAGAACCAATAAGAGTAGGAATAGCCTTATAGCCGGTCTCGCTGTGATCCTTGCCGTAGTTGTTATTGCCCTTAGGCATACAACCGTTTTGCTTGCACCACAGCGCAAGCAAAGCCCACTCGGCACGGGTCATAAGATGCCAGCCATCTCCTTTGTTCTCGCAGTACTGCCGTGCGGTATCAAAGTTGACGTTGCATTGGGGATCCTGCGCAGGCAGAGAGTACGCCCGGTTGTTCTGCATGATGTTCTGGTACTTGGAAATGTAGAGTGCATCTACTTCCTTGCCATTGACCATGAACGCAGGGTGAACTTCTGTGCTATCACCAATACCCAACTGTGCATAGGTCTGCTTGGGGATCTTCACCATGATAGAGGGCATACCCTTATCATCGTAGAGAATTTCATTGCCCGGGCAAACAGCAGACAATGCCAGGGCAGAAAGATCAAAATTAGCCATAAGCTACCTCCTCACTTGTTGTAGGTGCCGAGCACATTGCGCTCAGCACGATCTTCTGTGCGCTTATTCATCCACATCAAGGCTTCCTCAATGTGGGTTAATGCGCAGGCGTTTTCACGGGTAGCAAATTCGCCCTTCTGGAATTGCTGCAACCGGTCACGGACAATTTCCAACAGATCGACATCCAGAACGCCGCTGGTGCTACCTTCCTCATTCCGAGGACCGTGCTGGAATTGGATCTCCGCCACCACAACCTCTTCGTGGGGGCAGAACTTATCCTGGCGCACGATATACCTGTGGCAAGCACCGCCAGCGCCCGGATCATCACCCCGGAAAACTTGGTGCAGGTTATTGCGTTTCTGAATGGTGCTAAGCTTCTGTTTTTCCATAGCCGCACCTCTTACTCCACAGCCCACAGAGTGAGCGTAATGTTGTCGATGTCGAAGGGCACAGGTACCAAAGAGGTGCTGGAGGTTTGCCCTTCACCGCCTGTTGCAACAGGCTCAGCGGCTTCATCCGCTTCGACTTCGATATACTTGCGCTTGGGAATGTCGATCTCGGCAACATATTTGCGGCCGGCTGCTGCGCCGATCACAAGATGGCCGTCTGCGTCATGGCAGACGTCGATATGTACATCCCAATCTTCCTCCCGCTTTTCCAGATTGATGGTCAGATCATCGTCAAAGCAAATCT